CTTGTAACCTTTACCACTTTTCATCCAGTGATGGCCTTTAGGTGCATTGACTTTCATATTATCACCACTTCTTACACGACCAATATCGTGCCGTTAGTTTACTAGGTGGGTTTGTGTCACACTTGTGACGTGCCCTGAACGACTTACGACGTGCAGGTTGGTCTTTTTTAATAGTCATCTTAGCATCACCAAAACGAATAGTCTTAGTCTTGTCGCCTTCCTTAGCTACTACTACAAACTTCTTCGTAGGGTGACTAGGCGTCCTTTTTGGTTTGTTGTACCCGCTTACGCCCGCTCGTGCTAGTTTTGGGTCCTTGGACTTTGGCATTTTGTAATTCCTCTACTTGCTTTGTTAGCTCTTGTACTTGCGCTTCCAAAGGACTTACCATTTGTTGCATCCTATCTAGAAACATTTGAAACTCAGTGTTTGTTAACATGTTTTATCCTTAGTTATAAGGGAACCATTCTCCAAACTTACGGACATATATCAGTATAACCGTAGTGTCTGGTGTGTTGATTGTTACCGTTGTTCCGCCGTACTCATCTATGTTGTACTGGGCGATGTTAAAGAAAGAAGAAGAAGACGTAATGTTAATGTCACCTATAATCTTTACGGTGTTGGCTGTAGTCAGCTTTACCATTACCGTTTCACGATCTTTAGGTGTTGGGTTTAACACGATGTCTACGTCAGCACTGCACCGTAGTATCTCAGTACCAGAAGTAGTATGACTTCCTGAAACCTCATACGCCTGCGCTATACCTAAGTCTGCTCTGGATTGTGGTATGTAACTCATTAGATTGCCAACCACTCTTTAAATTCTTGGATGTACACCAAGTGCAATGTTGTGTCGTCTTGTTCAACAATAATACTACGAGCGCCATACTCATTAATGTTGTACTTAGCTACGTCGTAGTAAGACATATTGACAATGTTGATTTCACCTACAATGTCTATTCGATCATCAGTACGGCAGTTGACAATAACTGTCTCACGATCCTGCGGATGTTCTCTAAGGTTGATAACAACACCAGAGGTAACCTTTAGGATCTCAGATCCACCTGTTGTGTGGTTAGCAGTGATAATCCTAGCGTTAGCATTCTTAAGATCTGCACGACTAGCCATGCTACCCATAGAGATGTTGTACACATTGGGCGCCTGAGCCTCGTTAATGTCCTTCACGGAGCCTGCGTCTACTTCCTCACCGTTGGTAAGGGTTAACACTAAATGCCCGTCAAAGTCCACTGTGGCGTCCTGAACGCCTACTCCGTCTTCCCCATCAGAGCCGTCTGCTCCGTCCTTACCAGCAACACCGTCCTTACCGTCTTTACCTACACCCGTATCACCCTTTTCACCTTTAGGTCCTTGTTCACCTGTAGGTCCGGGGTCACCCTTATCTCCCTTTTCACCACGAATAGCTTCTACTGCCTGTATCTTAGACAGTAGTTTATCGTAGAGGGCTGTAAGTTTTAGGTCCACGTTCATTCTTGATTAAGACGTTGCATCAACATTTGTTCAGCCTGACGTGTTTCTTCGCCACGTTTTTCTACCTGTTGGTTACCTTGCTCCCTAGCTTTTACTTCACGTTCTTTAAGCAGTGTTTCTGCTACACGCATACGACGCTCAAACTCTCTGTCGTCTTGGTCGCCTTCCTTAAGGTTACGTGTAATAGCGTTGATCTTGTCAATCTCAAGCTCTTGAGGAACAACTGCTGCTTCTGCTGCCAGCTTAGTAGCCCTAGCTTGTGACTCTTGAGCCTGAGCAGACAGTGCTGCAGTTTGTGACTGCTGGAACTGCATTTGCAACTGTTGTGTTTGTTGTTGCATCTGCTGTGCTTGAGGATTAGGCTGCATAGCTTGTTGCATAGCCGCAATAAGTTCTTCACGGTTAGACAAGTTCATGTTGTCAATGATACTTTGAATCAGTGTGTTGTACAACGGTGACTGTCGATCCATGGTCTGTAACAACTGTACAAGCTGTGTTACTTCGTACTCACGAGCAATAATACCCAAAGTAGAACTTGCGTTGAACTTGTAGTCAGCTACAGGGTAGTTCTCAGGATCAAACTGCATGTAACGATAAGCTGCTTTCTTAACAAAAGGAATCAAGAAAGACTGCTGGAAGTTAATCAGTGTCCGTTTATGACGTTTAATAATAGCGCCAAGAGACATACTAATGCCAGCGGCAGTAGCCTCGCCGTTAACACTACCAGCGATTCCTGCTGAGTCAACGGCTCCTGTTGCTTGCTGTACCATTTGTTGCAAGGCTCCAGCTTGAGCAAAAGTAATTTGATTGACTTGACCAAAGTTAAAGGGTTGAAGAACTTCACGGGGATCTCCGCTCGTTAAAATTATCTTACCGGGACGTACTTCAGGTTTAGCGCCTCTTGGTAAACGTGTAGCGTCCATAGCCATCATAGGATGGATAGTTAGGCTTAAAGCGTCAATACGTGCTCTTAACTCAGTGTCAAGTGCTTTCTGACTGTTGTACCCTTTTTCACATACGCCACGACCCCAGAAACGTCCGGGTACTACGTCCCAAGGAAACGCAACTACTGGCCGGTCCTGCATCATGTAAGGGTTAGCTTCAGCTTTAAGTAGGATACCGCCATTAGCAATCACTACAACAGCTTCTACGTACTTTGAGTCCGGCCCTTCTTCTTCTACTAACTTTTCTTCATCGTCGCTTACAGCGTCATCTAGAAGCTCTCGTGGCACTAAACCATAGTACTTAGTAAGTCTTACTTTGTCGTCATTGTAAATTGTAAGGTCTTGGTCTGGCTCAAGATCAGTATTAGGAGCAGCAGAACCAACATAAGTGTCACGATAGACGCCTTGTTCTTGCAGGAGTTCTACTTGGTGACGACTAACAAACTCGTCTACTGCTACGCCCATAGCGTCTTCTACAGACGTTGCTACAGGGTCAATCAAGAAGTTCTGAGGCAGTACAGGCTTAAGCTTAACTTTTACTCGTTCAGTAATGTTTACACCAACTGCCTGAAGATCCCCACCCATTACAGGCTGAGTAGCAGGAGCCATCTCCTTCATTTCTTCAATTACAATTTCGCCAATGCCTACACCAAAGACTGCTGAGTTAATAAGGCACTCTGCTACAGCCTTACGTACCATACAGTCTTCAAAGTCTTCCGTCAGTTTGTTACGAAGGAACAACACGTCTTGCTTTTCAGTGTCTCCTAAGTTGTCACTAACGTCAAACCACTTACCACGACCAAACGTGGCTTCTTCTAGCTCTGCTACATTAGACTCAACTGCCTGTTGAAGTGCAGGAGAAATAATACGGGAACGCTCAGACCCACGCTGGCTGTCAGCAGGATCCCATTGACCACGCCATAATCTATAATATTCTTCAAACCTTTCTTCATAATTGCTTTCGTAGTAATCCCTCCAATCTTCACATTTAGTAATAACCCAGTCTTCAAGAGATTCTTCAATCATCAACGGGTCTGCTTCGTATAGTTCTGCCATATTAGTATCCTGCTACCACGTCTAAGATTTCGTGGTCCTCAATTTCGTAGTCGTAGTCGTACGCTACATTTGCCAGTTGGTCAATGTACGCCAAAGCGTCAATCAAGTCATCGTGCGTCAAAGGATCAGGGAACTGAAAGAGTTGATCCAAGAATCTACTGTTCCATTCACCTTTGTTTAATGTAATGTAGCCGTTCTCGAAACGACCTTGTAGTGCCCACATTACTCTGTCGGTCTTCTTTTTGTTACCGTGGGTAAGCTCTTCTACTCTAAAGAACATACCGTATCTCTTTTGCATGTCTAACAGAGGAGACATTACAGCCTGTTTAGCAATACCTCTTTCGATTCCAACCGACACGGGACGGTAATCTCTAACGGCCTGAAATATCTTAGCTGCTGTTTCGTCAAGTGACCATCTACCGTATATGATATTGTCAACATACCAACCATGCTCATTGACCTTAACCACGGCGATGGCTGTGTCGTCAAGCTTGGAGTTCTTAGTTTTCTTTTTGTTGACTTCTTCAAAGCCTGCCAAGTCAACGGCAATGTAGTAGTCTCCTATTTCAGGTTCGTCTTCGCTAAAAGAGACCCAGTCCTCTTTAAACATTTCCGACCCACGAGCTTCAAACGACGCCATAAATTCTTGACGGAACGCATAACTCGACATACTGCGTTTAGCAATATCAATTTCTGACGGGTCAAGTAAAGGATTATCGTAAGATGTAAAATGCCAAGCTTTGTACGTAGGGTCATCATCTAGTTCCGCATACTTGTATAGTTCGTAAAAGTGGTTCCTTCCCATAGGTGTGCCTATAAACATTGCACATCCCTTTTGGTCAGCCAAGGCAGGTCTCAAGATCTGCTCAAATACCTCTGGCTTCATGTCAGCGTATTCGTCCATGACTAGAAACTTGAGGCTGACACCTCGCATTGTTTCTGGTCTGTCGGCACCTTTGAGGCTGATGGTAGCACCGTTGACAAGCTTAATTTGCAGATTATTAATGTGACTACCAGCGATAACAGGGTGTCCCAGTTCAAGCAAGGTTTGCCACATGATGTCTCTGGCTTGTCCCTGAGTAGGTGCGACGTAAAATACATGGCCTCTGTCTGCCTGAAGTGCGTTAACTATTAATAACCATGCTGCTAACCTAGACTTGCCTGTACGTCGTCCAGCAGCTACTATTTTAAATCTTGTGTCGTCTGCCCAGACATCTTGTTGCCAAGGCAGTAGTTCTATATTAAGATCCATTGAAATTATTAAATACCGCTGGTGCTTCTAACAAGTCAAACGTAACGACTACTTCGATGTTACCTGCACTACCTGCTGCTGCTTTAATAACGTCTCCCGGCTGTAGAACAAATACTGCATTGCCATCAATCAGTAAGTTTTCTTTTGACGATATGTTAGTACCGTTATAAATATATACATCTGGAGTAGGATTAGGTTTGTCTACAAACAGCGTAATGTCGTTAGTTGAGTTATGCAAGTTAGCAATAAACGCCATGTTCCAATGTGCAACATAACCATTAGGTATTGTTACAATTGTTTGCGTACTAGTGTCTGTCAGGTTCTTGTTCTTTGTATATAACATTAGTATGTCCACATAACAGGTGTTGTACCACGGGTGTCAACGTGGATAAAGTCAGAAGCAACACCAATACCTGTAAATCCTAGAGCCAAAGCAGAATGTACAAGCTTAAGGCGATCAGCAGCGTTTGTTATTTTTATGTCCGCTGCGATCCCTTGGGCGTGTGTTCCGGGAACATCTTTTCTTGACTCTATTGGATGTAGTGTCGGGTGTCTATATCCGCTAGTAATCACAAAAGGAAATCCACAGTACGCCCTTAACTCGTCTAACTTCTCTAGGAACTCTTGTTCCATGTTGTTGGTTCCGGAGACCTGACAATCGAATTCTTCTCTAGTAAAATGCTTAAGACTCATCTACTACTTCTCCTTCGATTATCTCTGGTGTTGATACCTCTGCAGTACCTACACCACTAATGTTGATCTGTATAGCGTTTCTACCATTGTCTTTTACTACGTCCTTCTCAAAGGCACCCACTGGTAGTATACGGTCCATCACAAGTTTCCAAGCAGCAGCCTGATTCTTATGGTCATGGTCCAAAGCAGCATCAAAAATAGTCTCTAGGACCTTACGAGACTTAGGACTAGCCAACATCCTAGCCTTGTACTCATTAATTATCGCTGCGTCACCCTTTGGTCGGCCTACTACACCCTTGTTACCGGGCTTTACAGCGGCTACTTCGGACTTCCGGGGTCTGCCACGACCTCTTTTTTTAACTTCTGTGGTCATGAAAAAAATTATCCCTTAATATGACTATAGTATAACATAAGTTAACACGAAAGTCAAGCCATTTTTAGGTTAATTCCTGGGACTATTGAAACTTGAGTAAAAACAAGAGGTTATACTGCTTTTATTTTTACTTAATTTTTCTAATTTTACCTTATTTTGTGCCTAAGTGGCTACCACAAGTATTCTTACGTTGCAACCCCCTCCCCCGGCCTAAAGTTATCCACAGGTTATACAAAGTTATCCACAGGTTTTACACAGGCTGTGGACAACTTGTGTACAACTTTAGCGCGCACTGTGGATAAGTCTGTGGATAACTTTAGTTGCTGCCTAGGTTGTGGATAAAGTTATGCACAGGTTATCCACAGGTTTTCCACAGGGTCAACCTAAGTTATCCACAGGTTTATCCACATGGTCCTCAGACGCCCTCAGAAGCCGCTCACGGGGTTTTAACCTTGGGGTATGCTAGAGCATCAACTAAAGTTTATTCGAGTTTTTGCATATTTGGGGTTGACAAGTGTGTGGACTTATGTTGAACCCTCAGGGCCTTTCATAACGTGTGCACGTGCGAGTAACATAAGACACCAAAAGCAGTCAAGAAATAATTAATGTAAATATTCACACAAAATAAATGTTGCACTCAGGTCTCACTATGGCATTATGAACTCAAGCCAAGGCAATCAAGCCAAGGCCTACAAAAGCCCAAGGAGGGCAAACAACATGGAAAACGTAACCACATCAAAAATCCTAGGTCGGTCAGTAATCCTTCGCAAGCGTAAGATCCTGAGCAAGCCCTTCAGCTATAACCAAGGCGAGTGCTACCACAATCTGACCGGTGGGCTTTGGTCGCTCTACATTGAGCACAAGAAGGGACGACCAGTGAACGTATCCATCGACGACCGTTAAACGACGGTCAACCCTTGGGCCTCGCTTATGCGGGGCTTTCGGCGTACCAGAAACAAAAGGAGTTCATCATGGTCAAACTTTCGAAGGCCTCAAAGATGCCGGGTCGCTCGTGGTCACTGCAAGCGCTGGACACTTGTCCCGGTTCAAAGAAACGTGACGGGTCATTAGTGGACGCTTGTTCGGGATGCTATGCCACTACGGGCAACTACCGATTCAAGAACGTTAAAGCCCCTAGAGAGCACAATCGGGAAGACTGGAAGCGGTCCGAATGGGTCGACGACATGGTGGCAGAATTAGACAATGATCGGTACTTTCGATGGTTCGACAGTGGTGACGTATACGACGTACGCCTTGCGTTTAAGATCCTTGAGGTAATGAAGCGAACGCCATGGTGCAATCATTGGCTACCGACACGCATGCATAAGTTTTCAAAGTTTGGTTCAGTGTTGGCAGAAATGTCAGCATTGCCGAACGTAGTAGTTCGCCTATCGTCCGACAGCATTACGGGGGACACCGTAAAAGGCCCTCAGACGTCCACCATAGCGACGTTGGATAATGTCCCTAGTGGTGCCCTAGTTTGTGAAGCTTATCAGCGAGGGGGAAAATGCGGGCCTTGTCGGGCATGCTGGTCAAAGGATGTCGCACTTGTGTGTTACATTGGGCACGGTAAGAGCATGGAAAAGAATCAACGGGATATAATAGCGAGGGTGGCGTGATGATAGAACAATGGCAACCATGGTTCGACGTGGTGTTATTACTTGGGGTTTGTGGTATACTCACGCCCTTATTTATTTACATTGATAAAAAGGAACGGGACAAATGAAAACATTCTACACGTGCCAGATCACCGGTAAGTATTTCGAGGACACCTTGATTGCTAAGACAGCGGTAAGGGTGTCAGATTACCCTAGCGAACCATCATGGGGCATATACAAGACGTACGACGGTGCCGCTATACTATGCGATTGTGACGTGGACCACGCAAAAGGAGAGTTAAACGATGATAGTTGAAATGCTAGACGATAGGACATCCATTGAGGCCCTAGGACTGCTACCGCACTTCTTCGAACGATCACTGTACATTGAAGGGCAATCCATACAGTCAGTCGCTGACAAGATGGACGACCTATATCATTATGGCGGCTTTGTGTACCCCTTTGAGGGTACTGTAGACGACAAAGGTACTTATATATCGTCCAGTGATGAAGACGATCCTCTTGAGCCTCTGGCACGTATTGATAAGCTTGGGTTTACCCTTTGGGTTTATCCTTATGCAATCGTAGGGCTTACCGATAACAAAGGTAATCAAAAGGTAGCGAGGTTTGACTGATGGAGACAAGCGTATTGTTTTTACTTTGGTTTTGCTGTATACTTGGAGCAGTTTGGATTGTAATTAAAGGGGATAACGATGCCTAGGGAATCTTGGGAAATTGCACACGATAACTATTATGATGACCTTGAGGCCGATCATTACGACGGTCTTGATGATTCCGAAGCTTGGAAGGAGGAGGAACAGAAAGTGATAGATGAATTAATACAACGAATGCAGAGGGCTTATGGTGGGGTACATTGATATACTGTGCTGGACTGTCGTTTGTGTCTTGGGTATCAAGTTTACTTTTGCTATGGTGGATATACTTTTAAAGAGGAGAAAAAGAAATGACCATTGACGAGTACGCTACTGACAGCGGCGCTTTAGACGACAACTCAGGTCCAACAAAGGACCCCATGGACCAAGCCATGGTAGAACATATAGTAGAATTTGAAACTGAAATGTTTCGTATGGACTGCTTACGCAAATACTCTAGGCTCAACACTAGACACCTAGAGAAACTAATGATTGAGATACATGGGGAGTACTGGCGAGATGCGTTGTAAAGCTTGTAATGTAATTTTAGACGATACTGAACTAACAAAGAAGGACGCAAACGGTGACTTTATTGATATGTGCAACTATTGTATTCATGCTTCTGGTTCTGTCGAAGTAGATAACGATACTTTTGTGACAAACTACCCTAATGAGGTATTTACAAATGACGAAGATTGTGATACCCTCTTCTAAGGTATATATCTAAGAAGTAAACTAAAGAAGTAAACAGTAGTAGTTAAACCTAAGGAGCAACTTAAGTTATGCTGATTGACGAAAAGAGTATCTACGTGGTCGATGGGGGTGACTACTCCATTTACTGCTTAGGCTACACTCAGGCCCGCACAGTGACCAATGACATCATGAAGGCCGACCCTTGGGGTGGTATACCCTTTGTGCTACGTAAGGACCTAGAGATTTCTTTGGACGACCGTGGGAACGTGGTCATGCCTAGGGTGGTGCTTGACAAGATTCTATTTTTAGCAAGTGACGACCTGCCGGAGGGTGAACAGTGAAACAACCAGAGAACGGCCACACGAAGCACTTTGGCAACGACGGACCCATAGGCAACGACGCTGAAATCATTGTGTACTATGAAGAACGAGGGCCAGCGGAGCCAGTCCTACGCATACCCTTTTGGTACTGTAAGGACGAACTGGGGATGCACGAGCACTTCGAGGCGTCAATACGAAGGACAGCCAAGGCGCTCGCAGAGTCCTACACGTACTGGCCCGACGGGTACGTCCATGTGCAGACAATCATTAATCAGGAGTACGTAAACATAATATGATGACGGAACAGCAGTTAGAGCAGTGGATACGGGATAACCCGTGGAAAGCCAATGTGATCTGTCCTGCTGGGGGTATAGGGTTTATGATGTTCATTATGTACACTTGTGTGCAGATCATAGATTCTTTTTTGACAGGTAAATTCATTTAGTGTATACTATTAGTATGATATGCAATAATGCAATCATGAAACGATGACGGAGATTATTCCATGACAGCAGCAACAATCGAAGGCGTAGTTAATTTCAGTAACCTAACCCAGCATGACGTATTCAATGGGCAGGACACCGGTCAGTACTCTTTGACCATTACGATGACTGAAGATGACGCCTCGGCGTTGTCCGCAATGGGGGTCAAGATCAAAGACTACCAAGGCGCTAAACAACGTAAGTTTAAATCTAAGTACGACGTAAAAAGCTTTGACGAAGACGGTAACCCTTACGGTGGTGAGATTCCTTACAATTCTAAGGTACGTCTCAAGTACAAGCTTGGGCCAGCACATCCAGTACACGGTGTGTCAACCTATCTCGAAGCAGTGAAAGTCCTTGAGGAAGCTGAGATGGCTGTGGGCGATGCCGCAGACTTCTAAGTTTGTACGTCACGAGAGTTGTCCGGAGTGTGGTTCTTCGGACGCTCTCGCTATTTACGACAACGGAGGCCAGCACTGTTTTGCTTCCGGTTGTGACTACCATGTATTTGGAGACGGTGAAACACCAATGACGACTCAAGAACTACCAAAAGCTAAACCCCTGAACATGGGTGGTGTAGTAGCGGCAATACCTCAGCGTAGACTCTCGCAGGAAACCTGTAGCCGCTTTGGTGTTACCGTTGAGTACTCCAGCACAGGGGAGATTCAAAAGCACTACTATCCTTACTACAACGGCGAGTCAGGGGAAGTGTGTGCAGCTAAGGTGCGTGACGTAAAAACCAAAGGATTCCACGCAACCGGAGACATGTCCGGTGCTGGTTTCTTTGGACAGCAGCAGTGTAGCGGTAATAAGTACATCACAATCACCGAAGGAGAACTCGACGCACTTAGTGTGTACGAGATGTTTAACAAACAGTACGACGTGGTTTCCCTACGGTCAGGTGCTAGTAATGCCGCCAAGGAAATTAAAGAACAGCTAGAGTGGCTTGAGTCATACGAAAACATAGTTATTTGTTTCGACAATGACAAAGCAGGAGATGCGGCTTTGGAGCAAGTTAAGGACCTCTTTAGTCCTAACAAGCTAAGAATCTGTAAACTTCCTGTGAAGGACGCCAGTGACATGCTCATGGCTAATAGGGTTAAGGACTTTACGCAAGCATGGTGGAATGCGAAAGTTTACCGACCTGATGGCATTGTGGCAGGTACTGAAACATGGGACACTCTGGTAGAGAAAAGACAGGTGAAGTCCATCCCGTACCCTTGGGAGGGCCTCAATCATATAACTAGGGGACATAGACCTTATGAGTTGGTCACGATCACAAGCGGCAGTGGTATGGGAAAGTCCCAATTTATCAGAGAAATTGAGTACGATCTACTACGCCGATGCGAAGGCAATATTGGAGTCTTGGCGCTTGAGGAAGATCTGGCCCGAACAAGCCTTGGTATCATGTCGGTGGCGGCAAACAGGCCCCTACACTTGGAAGAGGACACGCCTGTGGACCAACTTCGACCTTTTTGGGAGGCCACACTGGGCACAGGACGTTACTACTTATTCGACCATTGGGGGTCTACTTCAGCAGACAACTTGCTCGCCCGTGTTCGCTACATGGCAAAAGCGCTTGACTGCAGGTACGTCGTACTGGACCACTTGTCCATCGTCGTGTCTTCCCAAGAGTCCGGAGACGAGCGTAAGGCCATTGACGAGATCATGACCAAGTTACGTACGCTTGTGGCGGAGACAGGCATTGGTCTGTTCCTCGTGTCACACCTTCGTCGATCCCAAGGTAAGGCACACGAGGATGGTGCTCAGATATCTTTGGGTGAACTACGTGGGTCACAAGCGATTGCACAACTGTCCGACATTGTGATTGGTATGGAGCGTGACCAGCAGAACGCTAACGAAGACATCAGGAACACGACTACTGTTCGAGTCCTGAAGAATCGTTACACCGGTGAAACTGGACCGGCGTGTTACTTACAGTACGACAGAAGTACCGGAAGAATGACAGAAGTAGCTAACCCTGAAGTAGGAGCAGACTTTTGATCTACCTTGATCTTGAGGCCAACGGTTTAACTCCTGACACCATTTGGTGCGTTGTAACACGGGAGAACGGTGTTTCACAGGTACATACCAACCGTAGTACCCTCTGTGAGGCTCTGGCTGGCTCTGTGAGCGTTTGTGGACACAACCTGATAGGTTATGACCTCCCAGTGCTAAAGCGTCTCTGGGGGCTTTCTGTGGCTCCTGAGCGCATAGTGGACACACTGGTGTTGTCACGTCTGTTTGACCCAAGCAGACAGGGTGGACACTCGTTGAGAGCTTGGGGTGAAACCTTGGGCTTCCCAAAGGGTGACCATGACGACTGGTCGTGTTTGTCTCCCGCTATGATTGACTACTGCATACAGGACGTAGCAGTTACAGAAGCAGTACATCAGCAGCTTGTCAAGGACATGCAAGATTTTGACCCTAAGTGTATCGAATTGGAACACAAGGTTCAGTTTGCAGTCCAACAACAAGAGCGCAATGGTTGGGTCTTAGATCAGCAATTGGCTAATGAGTTATGTGCAACATTCAAGGAAGGCATGAATGCAATTGAAGCCGAACTACAAGAGATGTTCCCGCCCATTGTCGAAGAAAGGATTTCTGAAAAGACAGGGAAACGACTTAAGGACAAAGTTACAGTTTTCAATGTTGGGTCCAGACAACAAGTTGCAGAAAGACTTGCAACTAAGGGTGCGAAGTGGAACGAGAAGACGCCAAGCGGAAAGCCTGTTGTCGATGAAAAGACGCTTAAGGAGAACAACCACGTCCCTGAGGCAGGAAAAGTTTTGGAGTACCTTACTCTTCAAAAGCGATATGCGCAAGTACATTCATGGTTAGAAGCTGTTCAGGAGGACGGCAGAGTACATGGTCGTGTCATCAGTAACGGAGCAGTCACTGGACGTATGACACATCAGAGTCCCAATATGGCCCAAGTCCCAGCAAGCCACAGTCCTTACGGACACGAGTGTCGCTCCTGCTGGACTGTACCTGAAGGGAAGAAGCTAGTAGGTTTCGACGCTAGTGGCCTTGAGCTACGAATGTTGGCACATTACATGGACGACAAGGAGTTTACCAATGTCCTTCTCACAGAAGACATTCATACAAGAAACCAAATGGCTGCTGGCCTTGAAACAAGACCTCAAGCAAAGACTTTCATCTACGCTTTCCTCTACGGAGCAGGAGATGCAAAAATTGGAAGTATCGTTGGAGGAAGCGCAAGAGACGGCGCAGATCTTAAGCAACGATTTCTACGAAATACACCTGCTCTTGAAAGTCTACGAGAACGGGTTACTAGAGCATCTCAGCGAGGCTATCTCAGGGGACTTGATGGTCGAAGATTACGAGTTAGATCTGAACATGCTGCATTGAATACTCTGCTCCAAGCAGCAGGTGCAATCGTAATGAAAAAAGCACTGGTGATCTTGGACGACTACGCACAGCAGTGGAAGCTTAACTACAAATTCATAGGTAACATTCATGACGAAGTACAATCGGAGGTGGCTGCAGACCAAGCAGAGAAGTATGGCTGGCTCGCAGTGGAGTGCCTCAAGGCGGCAGGCGTGGAGTATAACCTTAGATGCCCCCTTGACGGAGAATACAAAGTCGGCACAACATGGGCGGAGACGCACTGATGATCTTAACTAAACAGTGTTCAAAATGTGGTGAAGAAAAAGAGGTAACTAAATTTAGCAAAAGCTCTTCACGTAAAGACGGAAGACAAGATTACTGTAAATCCTGCAAAAGTGAGTACAACAGGACTCACCAAAATAGGAATAAAACAAGAATGTTTGTAAATGGTAAGTTTGTTCCGAAGTCTCATCCTTTACATAAACCAGGGAAGTACAAGACCTTTGAGGACGCTGCCTTTAGCAGTCTTGAGAAGTACGAAAGCAGTACAGAAGGTCAGGTTTATGTTATTACAAACCCTAACTTTTGTAGTTGGGTTAAGGTTGGAATGGCTGTGGAGGCAGAAGATAGACTGAATGGGTACCAAACGTCTTCCCCTTTTAGAGATTATATGTTAAACTATAGTTGGGACGTTAACGATAGACGTGCTGCAGAATCAAAAGCCCATAGCGAACTACAAAAGTTGTACGAAAGGCGTAGTGAGTGGTTTAAATGCACACCAGAGCAAGCCCAAGAGGTTGTCTCAGGCATAGTAGGAAGTTACCAATGAAGAATGTATACACATTAGTAGACGACATCTACAAACTTGTTAAGACCAAGAGAGTAGACAAAGACGTTGACATCGAAGAGTGCATAGACCAATTCGGTGAAAACGTAAAGGACCTTATGCGTAAGGAGTTTGGACAGAGACGTGCTTGGGACGGTCGTAAGCTACGTATGTCCAACATAGGCAAGGGAGACCGCTTCTTATGGAACCATTACAACAATGTTCAGAAGTCAGAGGAGATGCAAGGACATACTCTTGTTAAGTTCCTTTACGGCCATCTGATTGAAGAACTATTACTATTCCTAACGAGGGCATCAGGACATGAGGTTACCGCCGAACAGAAGCAGTGTGAAATCAAGGGCATTACGGGTTCTATGGACTGCAAAATTGACGGTGTTGTCACAGACGTTAAGAGTGTTTCGAGCTACGGGTTTAAGAAATTCAAAGACGGTACTCTGGCTTACGATGATCCATTTGGATACGTCGCTCAAATTAAAGGATATGCAGAGGCAGAGGGTCAGACAACTTTTGGCTGGCTTGCGATGGACAAACAAAATGGACACCTGACTTACCTCATGTACGATCAGGAGGACACTCAAGCCCCTGTGTACGAGAAGATAGGGTTTGACATCACAGACCGCATTGAGCATGTACAGTTAATGGTAGAGGAACAGGAGCCGCCAAAGCAGTGCTACGAGCCAAAACCAGATGGCAAGAGTGGTAACATGAAGTTGGACATCGGATGTTCGTACTGTGCGTACAAGAAAGCTTGTTGGCCCGGTCTACGTGCCTTCTCTTATTCAACAGGTCCAAGGTTTTTAACGGAGGTGGTCAATGAGCCGAAGGTCCAAGAAATCAGCATTTAGAAGCACGTTCGAAGAAGATGTTAGCAAGATACTGAAGGATTTTGATTATGAACCATTCACGGTCCCTTACGTTATTAGTCGGTCTTACCGTCCTGATTTCGTACATAATGCTTCCGGTACTCTTGTTGAATGCAAAGGATATTTTCGGGACGGAGACACGAAGAAGTACACCAGTGTTAGAGACAGTCTCCCCGAAGGACAAGAGCTAGTGTTTGTTCTGATGTCGCCCAACAAAAAGATACGAAAAGGTGCCAAAATGACAATGGCACAATGGTGTGACAAAGAAGGAATACTATGGTATAATATAGAGACATTACAGGAGTTGATTAACTATGTCACTAACACTAGAGGAAGTTAAGGAACGCCTCTTGAAAACCTTTGACCCAGACGACCTGCTGGAGGCCCTACAGATAACCTCAGAAGAAATGCTGGACAGGTTTGAGGACAAGCTAATCAACAGACTAGATGTGTTTGAACAAGAGCTAGAGGAAGAAGAGAATGAGTATTGATGAAGCGACTCCTGAAGAGTGGGACACAGTTACTGCACTAAACAACTTGTCCATCAGGAAACCAAAGAAGGTAGACCCTGTGGAGCAACCTGACCACTACAACAAAGGAGCAATCGAAGCCATCGAAGCAATCAAAGCGTCCATGCCTGAACATGAGTTCAATGGTTATCTCAAGGGTAACGCACTGAAGTACCTCTGGCGCTATGACTACAAAGGTAAACCAATCGAAGATCTACGGAAGTGTCGCTGGTACATCGAACGACTAATTAAGGAACTAAATTAATGGACGCATATCAACAGTACATACACAAGTCACGCTACGCTCGTTACCTACCAGAGGAGCAACGTCGTGAGACTTGGGAAGAAACAGTAAATAGGTACCTAGATTATTGGGTAGACCGTGTAGAACTAAACGAGTTCGATCAATCAGAAATATTCCACACTATTCATGAGCTGGACGTAATGCCTTCCATGCGGGCACTTATGACTGCTGGAGAAGCACTGGACCGTGACAATGTAGCTGGGTTTAACTGCTCCTACATGCCTATTGACCACCCTAAAGCATTTGACGAGATGATGTACGTCCTTATGTGTGGCACTGGAGTGGGCTTTAGTGTAGAGCGTCAGTACGTAACAAAATTACCAGAAGTAGCAGAGGAATTCCATGATACCGATACCGTTATACATGTCGCCGATAGTAAAATTGGATGGGCTAAAGCTTACCGGGAACTTGTTAGCTTGTTGTATTCAGGCCAACTTCCAAAATGGGACGTGTCTGGAGTACGATCTGCAGGGGCAACCCTTAAGACCTTCGGAGGTAGAGCATCTGGTCCAGAGCCTCTTGTCGATCTGTTCAACTTCACAGTCAGCGTCTTTCGGGAGGCTGCTGGACGTAAACTTAGTTCCATCGAATGTCATGATCTCTGCTGTAAGATTGCACAGATCGTCGTCGTCGGCGGTGTACGCAGGTCCGCTCTCATCAGTCTGTCTAACCTCACTGACGATAGACTCCGACGATGCAAGTCAGGCCAGTGGTGGCAAGATAACCCTCAACGGGGACTAGCGAACAACAGCGCATGTTATACAGAGAAGCCAGACTTTGAGGCGTTTTTAAATGAGTGGAAAAGTTTATACGAGTCCCGCTCCGGAGAACGAGGAATGTTCTCTAGAGTCGCAAGTCAAAAGCAAGCTGCAAAGAATGAGCGACGAGATGCTACCTATGATTTTGGAACTAATCCATGCTCAGAGATCATCCTCAGGCCCTACCAGTTCTGTAATCTATCGGAAGTTGTTGTCAGGGCAGGAGATACGCTGTCGGACCTCAAACGAAAAGTTCGTGTTGCAGCTATCCTTGGGTCTCTTCAGGCTACGCTAACCGACTTCCGCTACCTTCGTAAGGTGTGGCAGAAGAATACAGAAGAAGAAGCACTACTAGGTGTATCACTAACAGGCATCATGGATCACGCTGTGTTGTCAGGGAGGGAAGACCGTGAAAAACTTAAGGAGTGGCTCATTGCTCTCAAAGAGGAAGCGATTAGTACTAATGCGGAATGGTCTAACAAGCTTGGCATTAATCTGTCTACTGCCATTACTGCTGTTAAACCTTCCGGTACTGTTAGTCAGTTGGTTGATTCTGCATCTGGCATCCACCCTAGATATGCAGATCAGTACATTAGACGAGTTAGAGCAGATGCAAGAGACCCGCTCTGCCAAGTCCTAGAAGCCGCTGGAGTGCCCGTAGAGGACGACGTAATGTCACCCACTACCAAGGTATTCTCCTTCCCCATAAAGTCGCCTGAGGGGGCTGTGGTGGCCTCTGAGATGGGTGCTATGGAGCAACTTGAGCTTTGGGAGATCTATCAGGACTTCTGGTGTGAACATAAGCCGTCAATGACGTGTTACTACCGTGACGACGAGTTCCTTGAGGTGGGTCAGTGGTTGTACAACAAGTTCGACAAGATCAGTGGTGTGTCGTTCTTACCGTACTCTGAACATACGTACCAACAGGCTCCTTATGAACCTATTGATCTAGAGACGTATGAGAAGTTGAAGGAGGAGTTTCCTGAGATCATCGACTGGAACATCTCTGAGAACTCTGACATGACTGAAGGGTCGCAACAGTTGGCTTGTACAGGTAATAACTGCGAGTTGTAAACAAAAGGGGGCCTTAGTGCCCCCGTTCTTTCAAGGTGTGTTTATGAACATTAAACGTGATATTGAGATACGCATAAGGGTGCTTGAGAACAAGCTACATAGGTCTATCCCCGCAGCCCGAAATAACGAGATACGGGGTGAGATCATGGGTCTGAAGTGGGTACTAGAGCGTCTCTAGGCCCCTGCTGCTCTTTTTAGTTCTTTGAACAACTTAGGGTCTTCAGCCTGTAGACGCTCAAGTCTTCCTTTTGACTCCAAGTTTCTGTACAAAGCACGTTTACCAGACTCAGGAAGATTGCGTATTGTTTTCTTACGCTCTTCGCTAAACATCATTTCTTTAGGCGTAACAAGAGCACCTACAGCACCTGCCTGAGCGCCTACTGTAGTAGCTGAAGTAGCTCCTACAGATTCCAAAGCTTTTCCTGCCGCTGTAGTTGCTTCACGCAAAGAGGCTTGACCTTTGGTTTGTCTAGCAAGAATTCTTTGTGTTAGCTCCCTACTTAAAATGTTAGCAGCGCCAGTGCCAGCAGCAAGGGTCGCTCCAATACTTGCTCCTAAACTTTCGGACGCTCTAGGAGTCGCAAACAAAACCGCCTGTCCTACTAAACTTGTGTTAAACAGGCTTTCAAAAACAGAAGCATCAAAGGTACTAGGCATCATGTCCTTTATCATTTTAGCTTCGTTCTTTGCGGTTGCTATCTTAGTATCAATGTCATTAAGCTGTAAAGTGTGTCTTTCTTTAGCGTCTGCTATTCTGAGTCTTAAAGATTCCCTAGCAGATTCCGATGTTTTTTCTACTTGGTTTTGTCGTTTTAGTTCTTTGATTTCTTCTGCAAGCTCTTCCTTAAGTTTTTGCTTTGATTTACTAAGCTGATTAGCTAACGAAGCCCTGTCTTTAATAGCTTGATTCGCCACTTGTTTTACTTGGTCATCAGCTAAATCAAGTATGTTAGCTTTGTTTTGATCGTTAACCTTAGCAAGTTTTTGTGCTTCAGCCTGTAGTCTTCCTTTGCCTCTGGCAGCAAACCTTGGGCTATAGCTACGAACAGCATCTAAGTACTCAGTTGCAGTAAATGCCCCAGCTTTAGCGTTTCCTCCTGAAGCTTTAGCAATAGCATCATCTACAGTACTGCGTATGCTCCACGCTTTACGGTCTGCAGCAAACTCAGCGGCTTCTTTCTTTGTAAGACCTTTTTCCAAGATGTCGTGGAAGTAGTCCTGTACTTCAGCAGAAAATCTTCTTGTAGATATGCTTTCATTACTCAAGCTGTTAATAGCTCTACCAATGTTGCTCCTGAGTTGTAACAAGTCTTCGCCTTTCATTACGCCGTCAGGGGCTTTTGTTGCTATTTCTTCAGTAACATAGATTTTAATACTACGTAACAAACTACCGCTTTCAGTACCTATCAAAGCTAACTCAGGATGGTTTGCAGCAATTTTATCAATGAAAGAAGAAGCATCTTCCGGATTGAGTGTGTACTGTTTACCTTGCGCTGTCTTAAATCCGTACTTTCTCCACATGTCATCAAGAGCAGCGTTAGCGTCTTGAGGGTCCATCATCCCAAGATCGTTAATCATTTCATTAGGGGTTCCGGGAGGCGCAGACTGACGTAAGGCATCACCACGGAAAGCCGCATTAGCTGCATTTACTGTTGCGTCAGCTTCTTTAACCGCTAAAGTTTTTGCTACGTCTGCGTTTTGTTTAGCTTCCTGTAAAAGCAAAAGCTCGTTGTCGTACTCTTCTTTGAGTTTTCCAGTAGCTTTGCTTGAAAGAAGTTTAACTTGTGCTATTTGCTCATCTAACTTAAGAGCCATTTGATCTAAGTTTTCTTTAGATGTTGTTTTTATAATTTCTTTTGCTCGTTTAGTTTGAGCAGCAGCGTCAGCAGCGAACTCGTCTCCAGCCTTCTTAGCCATCGCTGGAGTAAGCGCACGGCCTGCCATCTTTCTAGCCTGTTGCTCTGTTAGTGTACGTCCTCCGTAAGCCTTAGACACTACACTTTTGTAGACCTGTGCTAGACCATGCTCAGTAAACATAAGGTTAACAAAATCACCACCCTTTCCTATCTGTTGAGCCATTTTGTTTTCAGTAGCAAAGTCGTAAGTTTTTTTAGCTCCTGCAAAAGCAAAAGGAACAGCAGCAGAAATACCTGCAGTAAAGGCAGCATTCTTAAGTTTTTCTTCTGTGGTTTCCCCTTCGTACCCTATAACAGCACCTTCAGCGCCTGCTACCCCTGCAGTAGCTACTGGTGTTGGGCTTTTAGATACTATTTCAGCTACTTTACCAGACACAGGAACACCAAAAGTTTTTCCTGCTGCCTGCTGTCTACCTAACTGTTGTGCAAGCTGTGCCGCTTCGTCTGCTCGTGGAGCAAAAGCACCACCTAAAGTAGCAGCAACCTCGTCTGAAACTTTAGCGGCCTGAGCCCCTTGACGTATTCTTGCGGCTTGACTAAGTAACTGTCCCCCTGCTACAGAAGCAGGAGACGCAAAACTACCAGCAATGTTAGCTGTTGTTGCTACTACAGGTCTTCTTTCGGCAAACTCAGCGGACTCTGCCTCAAGCTTAGTTAACATGTCTTCACGTATATCAGACACACTACGTCCTTCAAACAACTCAGGATAGATCACTTTAACGGCTACAGCAGAAACATAACTACCAACTTCTTCTGCCTTATTGAGCCACATTCCGTCCACAAAAGCACGAGCAGCCAACTCAAGGTCGCTTGTACCAAGTCTTCCTGAGTCTACTTTTTCAGTTACTGCCTGCATTTGTTCGGCAACGTACTGCTCTTGTCTTTCTAAAGGAGGGAGCATTTCTGCTGCCACGGGATCAAGAAAAGCCTCTTCAGAAACTGCAGCCACTAATTCTGGGTCTAGCAACTCTTCAGGAATTTCTTTGCCTGTAAGCGAGTTTATAATAGCCATACTTTCCTCTTAATTATTGGTAGTAAGTAGGAACAAAACCTATGTACGTTTGAAATAGTCTTTTTGCTTCTTGTTCACTAATTTCTTTTCTTTGCAAACGCCCTTCAATAATTTTCATAGTGTTTGCATATCTTACTTCAAAATCTCCTATTCCTGCCGTTGTTGGAGTAACTCCGGCATCTCTTTGAAGTTGTATATGTTTTTCGTATAGTCTTGACTTATCTACTGCCGCTGCAAGAAGCCTTTCTTCAACTTCTAAATATTCTAAAATTTCTGTTTCTCCTGCGCTAGCGGGAGGAAGACCTTTACTAAAAATGGCAACATCAGTATCTGAAGCTACGCCCGGAGGTAGAGTAGTGAGAATATCGGTATTGATTCTTCTTAGGTATTGTGTTTTTTCTGATTCTTCTTTATCACGAATCCCAGCAAGAGTAAAAATAGCTGTTCTAACGTCTCCTACAAGACCTGCAGACCTATCTCCGCTTGTTAGAATACTACTTCTTAAGCGTCTGCTTCTATTAAAATCTACTGCTTTTTGTGTAGCTTCTTTAGTTCTACGAATAACTTCTCTTTCTACTTCCGGAGGGTTTTTAGGGGTATCTACGTCTCCTTTGTCTAAAGGTTCAATTTCGTTCCACTTAATATTTCCGTTTTCATCAGTTGAAATAGAAGCAGGGTCCCATTTCCCTGATTTTACTAATTCAAAAACTTGATTTTTTTGTTCTTGTTCTTTAAAAGGCGCCCTTGCTAATACTTCGCCAGTGGCTGTGTCCGCTAAAACACCCCCAGCAGAAATAACTGTTGTATCTCGTTCTTTAGGAGTCAAATACTGCTGAAGCTCTTCCGCAGTCATGCTAGTAATCCTAGCTGCTTCTGATGAGTAGTTTTCTATTGAGTTGTCGTCTCTAGCTTTCTTAAGCGCTGCACCGATTAAACGACTTTTTGTTGCCGTTTCTTGAGCAGCTTGGGTTGCTGCTTGTCGTTGTGCGCCAGCGGCAGCACCTGTAGTAGCGGCTTCAGTTAACTGCCCACGCTGCATCTGAAGTTTTGCTAAAGCTTCGCTGTACTCAGGAGTACCGGGGACCAAGCCACCCAACATTTGTTGTTCCTGACGTTTCTCTGCCATCTGCCTAGGTCTTGCCCCAAGTTGCTGTGCAGCAGTAAACATCCCTTGTTGATAAGCGGGTTGCAAAAGCCCCTGTATAAATTGTTGTCCGAATCTAGCCACGATTAACCTCCCAAGAGCCTTGACCACCAAGTGCCGTCATTATTACTGTCAGTAATTCCTATAGCGTCCGTAATTGAGCCAAAGAGGCCTCCGCCTCCTCCGGCACCACCACCACCGCCTCCTGACATTCCTCCTACAAACGTAGGCTGTGCTGCCTGCTGTAAGAGACCTGTACCAATCTGACCCATGAGATTAGCTTGTCCAATGCCTGAAGAAAGCAAAGCTTCAATACCGCTCATTTCCGCTTCTCCAAACAAACCTGCTCCTGTTAGCTGACCACGTTGTGCAAGCTGAGAAGTAGTTAAAGCGGGTTCTGCAGCAGAAATTAACTGCGCCTGAGGCACATAGCCGCCTGACAAGAACTGCCCACCTAGTTGTGCCTGCTGCATCTGCTCTGCTTGAGCCTGTTGCATAGCAGCTAACATAGCCCTGTCACGGGATTCTTGTAGTGCTGCTTCTTGGGCCATAAGCTCTGGTGTAGCGCCACCATAAGCCGCTGAAGACGTTCCTAATCGGCCCTGAGCCGCAAGTCTTTCTTCTAAGGCAAGACGCTGACGTTGCTCTTCAGGACGCTGTGCAGCTCTCATACGCTCAAATACAGCCTGCTCACGAGCATCTAAAGGCTGTTGTGCTTGACCGTAAAACTGACCTGCTCCTCCTAGGAGTTGGTTCTGAAGAGCCTGCTCTTGCGGAGACAGGGTCATTGTAGTGCCTCCTTCAGGTCCAACATCCATCATGCCACCAGTAGAAGTAGTGACGGTAAACGGCCTAAACTCTGACTGAGCCAGTCCTGTTTGAGCAACATTAGAAGCTTCTCGTCTAGCTCGTTCGCCGACATTGCCAAGCCGTTGGTACGCTTGTTGTGCTGCAAGAGCGCCTGCGCCTGCGCCTAAAGCTTGTTGGCCTCCGGTACTACCCATGAAGTTTCCTATGTCATTTACAATACCGCCTACAGTATTAAAAAAACCACCTCCGGGTGTCGGTAGGGTTCCAACTGCTGAAGCCATTTGTTGAGGGCTTAAGCCTGTTTGCGACGTATAAGCTACTGAAGGCATTTGAAACAAAGGCGTACTTATAGTTGGATTCATGTTTAAATTTTGAGCAGTCGTCATAATGTTTTACCTATTAGCGCTAGTAGGTTAATCTCTTGTAGTGACAATGCAAAACCGTTGATGTCTGACTCAAGACCGACAACAACAGTTGTACCACTGCCTACAGCATTCAAGCTGCGTTGGTTAGTAAGTTCACCACCAGTAAATTCTGATAGTGGGTTAGAATTTTCGCCAAACTCGTTGACAGCATAAAAAGCAGGATTCTGGTTACCTACTGTAAACTCTGTTGTCCTGTAGGACGTACCAAAGTCATAGGCAAACTTCATAAATACAGTCGCACTGTTTGCACCTACCAGCGTCGGCTTGATCTTCTTAAGGATCTTAAGTCGAGAAGTGTCGCCAAATGTCAAGCTAGGACTAAAATATTTAAAGCGGTATCGTGTGCCGTTATCAGAATAACCTTTGTACTCACTAATACCGTCTGTTGTTCCTACGTACAGCGTACCATCAGTCAGTCTTTCGTAAGCTGTAAAGACAGAACCGGGCCACCGTGTTACCCTAAACGAACCGTCTTCTAGCGTTCCTCTAACGTCGAAACAAAAGGTTGTGTTTTGACCAACAAATGTTAACAGATAGAAGTTTTCTTCTGGGCTGTAGATAGACCTAAAGAACTCTGTTTCTCCCTGTATCAGGCCAATGATGTCTTTTGTAATCGTACGGGATAACGTACTAATAGGCATTGACTTTTCTTGTATCGTACGCCCAAAGCTACGTAAGCCCGTATGTGACAAGAAGATAACATCGGTTCCTGTCTGCTGTACTGTGTCTCTGTCAACGCAACCAACGCCTGCCACAGTATCTGACAAAGACATTGTTGCTGGTGCTTCTGCTCCTTGGTACACAACAATGCTGTGCTGTCCAAAAATAATTAACAGCCCATTGTGTGCTGCTAGTGAGACAATTTCATCATAACCGTCAGGCCATACCTTTGAAAGGTTGATGCTGCCGCTTGTGCCACCTGTCCAGTTATGTCCAATCAACAGGTCAGACCAGTAGACAACAGACTTATTGTTAGTTACGTCAGCGCACCAGA